GCCCATCTTGCACACGGACTTCATCAAACTGCCCAATGAGGCCTTTGGCCTAGGCGCCATCGAGATCATCTCGGACCTCTCTGAGTCGCTTAATCGGTTCGTGAACATGATCGCGGACAACTGGAACATAGGCATCAATCACCGCTATGCCTACGACATCAATGCCGAAATCGATCACGAGAGCCTACAGCGCTTCAACGTGCCGGGCGGATTTGTGGGTACGGTTGGCGATCCCAGCAAAGTCATTTTTCCCTTGCCGCAATTTACGCCCTCGCAGGGCGACTACCAGATTCTAGAGATTTACCGCCCGATGATTGAGATGGCCGCTGGCATCTCGGACTTCTATAGCAAGGGCGTAGGCGGGTCGGGTGGAAACAAGACCGCCACGGGCATCCAGCAGATCATCGGGGAATCAAACTATCGCCTTAAGATGTTCATCCGAAATTTGGAGGTGGACATTCTTCAGCCCCTACTGGAGATGTGCGCCTCGATGGTGCAGCAGTTTGTGGATAGACCATGGGATGCCCAGAACCCCAAGGCCGATGTGCCGGGCCAGCCGGCCACAGTTCGCGTGGACCCCAAAGAGCTAATCGGCACCTACCAATTCAACATCGTGGCGGCCAACTACGCCACCAGCAAGATCGTAAGGCAGCGCAACCTGATGGCCTTGGCCCAAGTCATGAAGGACAATCCCTTCATCAATCAGGAGATGGCCACAAGGGAATTGCTCAAGACCTTCGAAGTCAAGCACATCGACCAGATCATGAAGTCGCAGCAGCAGGTTCAGCAGGAACAGCAACAGCAGCAACAAACACAGATGATGCAGGCCCAGATGCAGCACCAGATGGAAATGGACAAGATTCACGCCCAAGGACAGGCCGATGCTCTCGTCGCCTCAGTTAGCCCCAGCCCCATTGCTCCTACTGGGGAGTCTATTGGTGGTAAGCACGAGCCTAACAATAATAAACAGGCTGCTAAAGAGGCTAAGAAGGGCGCACCTGGCCAGCACGGCCCAGAAGGTGCAGGGCATGCTGCGGGCCGCAGCCCCAAAACCGGCCGACCCACCAAGGCCCAACACGAAGGCCGAATCCCGGGATCCAACATAGATACCTTGGCCAAGAAGCTAGGTGGCGCGGGCGGAACAAATGCCTTGGGCCTATCTCAGCTTGGCAATTTGCCACCGGCGGAATAGCCCATGACCAAAGCCAAAGGACTGAACTTGACCAAAATAGCCGTAGTGGAACTGGATAAAGAGGATGTGAGGCCATTGGGCACAGGCAAAGAGCTCAGTGGGGCCATCGTCGCGCTAGGCGCGCAGTTGGGCTTTCAGGAGCTTTTGAGGCGCTTTAGGGTCACAAGGGCCATTTTGCGAACTCGCTTGGAACAGCCCTCGGAGGATGAAAACCGCCACCAACTACGGGCTCTAATAGAGGCCTATGGCTTCGTGGAACGCCAGCTTAGGCAAGAGGCCGGCCGGCCAGTTGAGGAGCCTCGTGAGGCCTATCAGGATGAGCGCTTGGAGTATGAGCGCTTGGCCAAGTATGTGGAGTTAATTGGGCGTGGGGGCCAATCCAATTAGCACCTCGGGCACACGCTATTACCAGCTTAGGCAGTCGTGCTGTTTAGAACTCAACATCACCCTTTGTCTACAGCATCTGGCCACACGTCTGAAGAGTGGCTGGACTTTGGATAAAGATCGTGGCGCGGATGCGCAGGCCTGCTACGATTGCAAGGCCGCCGAGGATTTCAACCCACCGCAGTGAGGGCCCGAATTTAACCGGAGCCACAAGCCCCGGCAACCAACACGCACACAATGCGTAGGAGTAATATGTCAGAACAGACCATTCCAAATGAAGCCGAGACGATCGCCATCGCGCCCGTTCCGCCTCCATTGGAACAGCAACCCGTAGATCCCGGGACACAATCCTGGAATCCCCCGACTGGAGACGAGGATTTTGATGCGCTCTTCCAGCGGGTGGGTGTTGATGGTGAGAACCTCACCAATAGCAACACCATTCCCACGGAGCCCACAACGGCCGCCGAGGAACCTGCACCTCAAGTTGTCCAGACCACTCCCGAACCGCAATGGCGAGAACTTAAAACCAAAACCGGTACGGTCTACAAGACCTACGAGGATACGGTCAAGGGCATTGAGACCAAGGATACAACCATCGAGCAATTGCGTTCGATGATCGCAGCCGTAACGGGCGAAGATCCTCTTAGCAAATCCGGCATCAAGCCAGGCACCACAAATGCCCAGCCGAAGCCCGTAAGCTACTTGCAGGATGACGTTCGTTTCGCTCAGGACCTTACACAAGCTGCCGAAGTGGGCCAAAAAACAAACGACTGGAAGGCCTATCGTAATACCCTAGGTCAATTCGTTTATGAAGTGGTCCAAAGCGCAGTCGGGCCGTATATGCCCGTGGTACAGAATGTCGGAAAGCAGCAAGCCCTAGAGAATGTTTCCAAGGACGTGCCGGACTTTCGGAACTTCTATGGCTCCACGGACTATCAGAAGGTCTTGGAACAAAGGCCCAAATTGGCCGGTTATATTAAGACCTTGGAAGGCAATCCAACCATGCAAGAGGATTTGGCCGAGCAATACCGCGATGTTTGGAATGAGCACCAAGTTCACAGACTGGCCGAACTGGCTTCAAAACCGCCAGTACCCCAAAATCCCACACCCAGAACACCCCTGCAAAGCCGTAGCACTCCGGACTTCAAACAAGAGCCCAACGATGGCATGCGTCGTTCTCAGCCGCAGGCCAAGCCCACTTTGGCAACCAAAGAGGGTCGTAGGCTCCTGATAGAAGAGCTGGAGAAGCGCGGTTTGGCCGACGTGTCGTTCTAGCGTGTAATAAAGGAAAGCCTAAATGGCAGACATTATTACCGTAGAGAATTTCAGCGGTAAACAAATCTAGCTATATCGGAAAATCACATTGTATACTCCGCCCAATTCACGTATAAGTACGTAGTGGGCAGTAAGCTATTCAATGTCAATTCCTAGGAAAGGTCCTTCGTTGTGACTAACGATAAAAATAAGTGGTCGTATCTGGCCGGAATCTTTGATGGAGAAGGTAATTTCACCCTGTCGGCGTATTATAGAAAAGATACGCCAGACAGACTGCGGTACAGTTTCCAGATAGGTGCTAAAAATACCGACTTGCGTTTGATGAAATGGCTGGTTTCAAACTTTGGCGGTGTTTACTACAGCTATCAAAACAAGAAGCACTTGGACTGGAAGTTGTCGCATATTTGGCGGCCCAAGGGTCGTCGGAATACTGAAAATCTAATTCTGGGGATTTTACCCTATTTAGTGGTTAAGGTGGAACAGGCCAAATTGGCCCTAGAATGGATTCGGTTAGATGGTGAAAATAATCCTACGAAGCGTTTAGAAATGGTAGAACGCATGCATAAGCTCAATCAAAGAGGGACATCCGTAGAGACTAATACGCTAGACTCCGAGGAATCGGAGATGATAGAGCCCGATCTCATCAGTGATGATGAGTGCGCCCCTGTGGTGACACAGGTCGCCTAAACACAAATGAACCGCGGGATCAGCTGGGCAAGCAGGTTCCACAGCAGCGGAGCTCATAACTTATATGAGCGCCCGTCTGTTGGAAGTGGCAGAACTTAACACCATTCTCGATCAGTTCGGTGATAAGCACCCACTTCCGGCAAACAGTTCCAAAACGATCCGTTTTACTCGTGAGGAAAAGCTGTCTGTATCTGCAACTCCTACCCAGTTGACCGAAGGTGTCCCTCCGGACGCTTCCGCGCTTACTATCAATCAGTTTGAAGCAATTACAGAACAATATGGAGCCTTGGTCCGTCTCTCGGACTTGGCCGAGCTAACGGCTCGTCACAACTTGGTCGAGAGAACTATTTATGTCCTTGGCCTCCAAGCCGCTGAAACCTACGATCAGTTGATTTACAACGTGCTAAACGCTGGTACAACTGTGTACCGCCCAAATAATAAATCAAGCGATACGGCACTTGTAGGCTCTGACGTGGTTACGGCAGTGGACCTCGTGGAAGTCGAAGCCACCCTTAACGGAAACGGTGCGCGTCCGTTTGAATCTGGTTACTACGCATTTGTGACCAGTCCTCAGCCGTATGCCGCACTGCTTAAGGACCCGGACTTCAAGGCCGCCGCGCAGTTCCGAGCGCCCGAGAAGATCTGGCGTGGTGAAGTCGG